TCATTAAAAACTTTATCAGTTTTATTTAAAAAAGTAGATGTATTTTTTTCTAATGTTTTTTTATCACTTTCTGACTTCTCGTTATATCTATTAAAGAAATCAATAGCTTTTTGTTGCTCACTAGTGAGTTTCGATCCGCTTTTAATATCTTCATAGTATTTGGATTTTACACTATCCAAGTGTTGCCTTGCTTGAGCAACTTGCTCCTTCATGGCTAATTTTTTTCTTTTAATATGTTTTTCTTCATCAGCGTCTTCGTCGTAGGAAAACGTATCTTCCATAACAAAATCTATTTCCTCTTCTGATAAATGAGGTTTTGTAGATCTATAATACTCTTTTAGCAAAGTATGGTTGTCTAATTCACTGTAATCCTGATTAAGTTTAACATAGTCATTTAAATCACCACCAGTTTCTTCCATGAAATCCATTAACTTTTGGATATTCTCTGGTAATGGTTTGCCGGTTTCTAAGTTTTCTTTAATAGCTTCACTTGCTTCTTCAGCTATTTCTTCAACTTGTTCTTCAACTTTTTCTTCAGTAACCTCTTCTAATACGGGCGTTTCTTCATTTTGAACGGTGTCCTCGTTTTCTTTGGTGTCCCGTACTTCTTCAACCACTTTTTCGCTACCTTCACTGTCTTCGGATTTTCCGATAATAGCATCGCTTGCATTTGTTTCTGGTTCTTGAACGGCATCTGTTTCTTCTTTAGATGGTTTATTTAAATCAACTTTAGTTATAGTCTCTTTTTCAACCATTGGTTTCATTGTCATTTTTTCTTTAACCTTAGTAACGTTTCCTTTCGTTTCATTACCATCTGGTTGTTTTTCTTTTTTTGCTTTTACTTTTAACGAACCTACTTCGTTATCCACGATAGGCTCTTCTTTTTTCTTTTTTGCCATAATATAATATAATAATAGTTAATAAATTTTATAATCCTAAATCAATCCCACCACCTAATATATCATTACCTGAAGATTCGAAATTTTTAGGTGGTTTTTGATTATTTCTTTGATCAATCATTTCTGATTGTTGTGTTGCTTGTATTTTTGTTCTCTCGTCTTTACGATCTTCCTTTTGAGTTTCTTTAGCTTTAGTAGATTCAGCCTCCAATTGCTTTAACTGCATATTGTACTGGAACTCTAATTCCATTAGTTGTTTTTTAAGTTCAGTCTCTTGTACCATAGACTGAGATTTCATTTGAGCTTTAGCTTGTTCAAGTTGTATTTGACTTTGTGATAAAGCTTGTTGTTTTTGAGCCTCAGATTGAGCTGCTGCTTGTTGAGCCTCGATGTTAGCTTGTGATTGCGCTTTAATATTCTCTTGTTGTATTTGTTGATCTCTTTCCATCTTTTTCTTTCTTCTGATCTTTAATACTTGGTTTGCTAATTTTACACTTTTTATTTCTCTAATATCAATAGCATCTTCTAAGTCTATACTTTGTTGCTGTATTGCCATTTGAATATTATTTTCAAGCAATTGTTTTTCTTCTTCATCAGGAGCTAATTCTATAAATATACCAAAATCATAAAGATGTAATTCACTTATTTCTTCTAATGTTGCTACATTATGAATACCTACACCTCTTACAAAAGCATCTCTAGTTGGGGAATGTTCTAATACATCAGATATTCTAAGTGATAAACACTCAGCTATTGAAGCTGTAAGAAATAAACCTGATTGTAATACATGTCTTGTTGCTGTATTAGAATTTGCCGCGGCTAGTTTTTGAACACCTACTAAAGAGTATTTATCAGGAGTAGAACCATCTCTTGATTCGTTTAATCCGGTTACATCTCTTATCATTTGTAAGTAATAATTATAATTACCTATAAGAGCCTGCATTTTATTACCAGCTCCTTGTCCTCCAGATATTTCTTGAATTGGTACTTTTCCAGGATTTTGATCACCATCACCAGTAAATGATCTACCAATAACAGAACCCGTTTGAAAGTACATGTTTAACGCTTCCTGCGGATTATAATTTGTTCCATTACCTAAATCTATTTCCGCTAAACCATCCGCGTCTAAATAAACACCATCTGGAACCATTCTTGATAACACTTGCTGAAGTTTTAAATGTGTTAATTGAATCATATCAGCAAAACCAGTTATTCTGCTTACAAGAGATTCTATTTTGCCATTATACATTCTAGGAGCAACTATAGCATAATTCATTTTAACTTTAGTATAATCGCTTTTAGGACGCATCATATTTTTAGACATTTCCCATTTAAGTAGTTTGTCAGTACCAATAACCATAGCGCCATCATATAAACACTCTATTGATCTAGAAACTTTTTGATATCCACCTTCTAAAGTATCTGGTGGATTAAAAGAATCATCTTTTTCTATAGCTTTCTCCGCACCCGTACTAGTTTGTTTAATCTTATAAACTTCATTCATATAAGTTTTATAATTAAAATATAGAACTTCTACAATATTACTATCTTGTTCTTCTCTATTAACACGTGTACGCGTATCATGTCTTTTATAAGATTTTTTACTGATAATTTCTTCTAGATCTTGCTCTGTTAAATGAGGGAATTGTTTTACTAATTCATTAACAGGTATAGTTTTAACTTCTCCAACATAATAAATATCATCAAAATAAGGGGAATCAGTGTGTGAGTATATAAGATTTGCAGGATCAACATAATCTATAGTAACGCCTTCTGAAGTGTTAAATGAAGTTTTAACGGCGCCAATTCCAATAGTAGCTAAATCGTAATAAAAACGTCTTCTAATTAAATCATATTGATTTCCTTCTAGTAAAACATTTAATGCTTGTTCTTCAGCTAATTCTACACCTTGCTTATAAGTAAGTTGCATGTGTAGTTTAAGTTCTTCTTCTGTTTCTGGTAATTCATCTGGATCGCTACTATATAGATTTATACCAAAAGCTTGTTTTGCATAATCGTTAAGTTCCTTACTACGCATATCTTTTAATATAGCCTCCATATATTTAGTACGTTTACTAACTCCAAATGGATCTTGGGAATATACTTTTATATCATAATTTCTTTGAGTCATTCCATTTACTAGAATATCTACAAATTTAGGTATAATTGGGACTGGTTTCCAATCTAAATTTAAATAGGACAAATCACCATTAATAGATAATTCATCCTTATATTTTTGTATTGACTGTTCACCTCTAGCGTACAATCTTAAATTATGAAAATTATTATGATTAGATCTATATCTATCAATATTAGTTTCTTCACCAAACCACTCTTGCTCTATAGCTTTAGCTACTTTTAACCCATACTCATAACTTATCTTTTCAACATCACTTACAACTTGACTAGGAAAATTTTTGCTGAATCCTGACATATTTATTATTCTATTAATTTTGAGAAATTACCTTTATTTTCGTATTTAGAAATATTTATATTTAACGCTGATCTTTCTATTTTAGCATTAGGCGCATATAAATGTCTATTGTTTGCCATTATGGCTAAACCAGAACTTATTGACGCATCATGCTTTGTTCTTTTTGTTATATCAAATCTAGCCCAATCATTTAGCAAAGCATTAAAATATAAGTTTCCAAATGTACCATCTTGTTTCATACCTACATGATCTTGTATATACATTTCAATAGCAGCAGCGTGAGCTTGTTTTATATCTTCGCTGGAGTTAGGTATACCTCCAACTTCTTTTTCTGCTACCGACAGTTTGTTCCATATCTTATCCGGTCTATTCATACTGAATCCTCTATACCCCCGGCGTCTTAAATAATATAATAATCTAGGTTTATTATTCTCCGCTAGTATAGGCATTCCATAAAATACTAATGCCATTAAAACATCTTCAAAAAACATTTCTGCCGTAGGTGGTCTTGATAAGTATTCTAAAAAGAAGCTGTTTGCTGGAGCGTCCTCCATACTGAACTTGGTTAGTCCGTGAAGAGCTCCTTTTGAACCTTCTCCATCTACGGTCCCTGATATATCATATGAGTCGCAACCAAAGGCCCCCATATGTTCATTACCAGGATATTTAATACCATTTTTAAGTACCACTTTATTTTGTATCTCAGAAGGTGGAACCCAACTAACTTTAAATCTTCCTTTTGGGTCTGGATAAAATATTACTTGAGTATCTTTTATTCCGTTCACCCATTGGAAATTACCAGTTGTAACACCTAAAGTTCTTGACATCTCTTCGTTATAATCTATCTGCTCATATATCTTAACTAAGTTGAATATACTTCCTTTTGCCTCATCACGAAAAGCATGTTCTTTTGTTCTTGGAAATTGGCGATAAAATTCGTTTAAAGCGTCCGCGTCTCCTTTTAAACCATCTACCTCATTTTGCCAACTATCTATTACACCTACATCTATTAGTTCACCGTCTGGGGCGAGCACATCTGTGTCAGGAGTAGTAAAGACTGGAATTCCGTACTCATCAATAAATCCTTCGTAGTTCCACTCCATTGGGATAAACAAAGAGTATAAACCAGATTTTGTCTGACCGTTTCTATTTCTTTTAGTGACATCTGATGCATTATATAATTTTTTAAAGTTATCTCCACCTTTATCTAAAGCGTTGGAAGTTGAACCCATCATACATTTACCAATAATCCTACTACCTAATCGTAAACATGTCTTTGTAACTCTCCAGTTGTTTAATATATTTTCAGGTCTCTCCCATTTACCAGCTTCATCATGCACTAGTAAGGCTAATTTTTCACCGTCATAACTATTGTCTCCAGTGTTCTTCCAATCAATAGTTGTATCTAATCCTTGTATATCTTCTAACTGTTCGTTAACTGTTATTTTTTTTCTAGTAAATCTTGTGGATGGTACTCTATATGCAAGTTCTGTTTTTGGCCTGTCCATACCATCTTGTATCGGTTTAAAAAAGAATGGATAATTTACACTAATAGGTACAACTTTATCTGTAAACATTTTTTTAGCATCAGCACCTGTTTTAGATAAAACACCAAATCTACTATCACTTGCGAGAGTAGCTAAATTAACTGTTTCTGCAGATGACATAAAAGAGAATCCAGATCGTCTATTTTTAAGATAACACATGCCGTAGCATCTTTTATCTGCTTTGCATGCTTCCCAAAATATAAAGAACAATCTATTAGCTTCTCTAAAATCCGGAGCTCCAACATCAATCTTACTCCATTGTAAGTACATATAGTGTGTACCTGTTATATAGGTTGGTTTATTGTTATTCATAAACCAAAACCCATTATCCCTTCTATTAAACTCTTCGTCTATATAATCAAACCATTTTTCTTTTTGATCGTCTGGATAACCTCTCCAATCAAATATATTTTTAAGACGTTCTAATTCTTTTGGTTGATCAGTTTTTACCCATTTGTTTTCATCTTGCAAGTACACTCGTTTTGGTTCCAACGGCAAGCCAATTCGCAAGTTTTCGATTTCAAGTATTTCACCGATTTTACCAGTTTTTGATATAACAATGATATCATGTTCTTTATTGTATCCATATTTCCATTTTTTACCTTTATTAAGTCTACTGATAGTAGTCTTCTTAATAGGTTCTATTATTTTAACTAAATCTTGCTCGTACATTACTTAGATCTTCCTTCTGCGAATCCTTTAAACACTCTCTCCTTTTTTTCTTCAGGTTCTTTACCCTCTAAAAGACTTTCTTCTTCTTGAATTCTATTAAGTATTTCAAACGCATCGAATATCGCTAGTTTTTTAGTAGCCGCAGCGTTTTTTAATCTATCTGCTGAAATATCATCATCACTATCCACGATAGGTTCTTTTGCAACTTTAATTAGTTCTTCAACTGCTCTTTGCCCAGCTTGGATTATATTCTTCTTCGTTTCCTTGATATTCATATTTGATTGTAATTAAATTTGATAAAACTCTATATAACCTTTCTTCATCTACTATAAATTCAGATTCCGTCTTAGGTCTATAGCCTATTAAATCTCCAACTTCTACTGTACCATCTGAATATTTGACAATACCTTGTAGTGGTTTTTCAGATTCAATATTAAATTGATCTACTGCTTTTAAAGGTTTTACAAAACAATAACCTTTTGGAGCGTTCCACGTATCATTTCTTTTATATAAGAATATTTGGTCTTGATTTATTAAATAGGTATTCTCATCAAAAAAACTTCTACTATTCTTTTCTATACCTTTAACATTATACCATCTACGAAAAATATTATGATGTACTATAACCTCGTCTCCTGGTTGTATATCTGTATCGCCAATTATTGGGATTGATTTAACAATAGCTGTTCTATTTACAAATTGATGATTATAAATTTCAGTGTTTAAAATTAACTCTGAATCACCAACTTTCTTTTTATTGTTATATCTTTCTCCTTTTGGCGTTACAACAAAGTTGTAAACACTTTTCATTAGTACTCTAAGTTATATTCGACGGATACCGCCATATTTTTGTTAAAGTCCTTCCAAGGTAAAACGTCTTTATTTTTTTTGATATAAACAGAATACTTATCATCTTCTTCTATTATATCGCAGATAGTATGACCACCATACACTTCTTGCCCCACGGCATAGTGCATAGCGTCATTCTTATAATCTTTACCTACAGAAATCTTACGAATTAACTTCGCCATTTTCTGGAGTTTCTGAAGTTTCTGGATTTTCTGGAGCGTAAGCTATTTCTCCTGTTTGAATATTAACATTGTCAGTACCGTATTTAGCTAAGAACTCTGTTCTTTTTTCTTCTATTTCTGCTTGCACTTTTTGCATAGCTGTCATTAAAGCAAATTTCTGAGTTTCTATTCTACCTACGTCAATAGTTAATCTATCTATAGATCTAATAACAGCTTGTAAATCTTCTAATTCTTTATCAGTTACTTTTTCAGATTTAGGTGTTAAGTCTACTAATTCTTCCTTTTTTTCTTTTGTTTTTGTTTCTTTTGTCATTTTATTTTATTTAAGTTAATTATTTATTTTATAAACTAAACTT